CTGATGGGTGATTAAGTTCTCCACCAGCACGACCAGTTTTAACATACTCAGTAACATACTTATCTACAGCTGCAGAAAGAACAGAACGCGGATAGATTCGGCGATTCTTGTTTTCTTTCTCAGCCTGCATGTAAACACCTTCAATGAAGATGTTCTTTTTCGAGTCATTGCCTTCGACAATGCACGAAATTTGGTCTTCAGTATGTTCGGTAATGAGTAACATTATTTTCCAGTTGCTTTATCAAAGACTCGTGAAGTAAGCTCGATCTTCTTGATGTCGAGAGCTGTATTCACCTTCTCTTTAATTGCAGATGCGAAAGCTTCATTAGCTGCAGCGATATCATCGCTTGCAACAGCATTAACAATCTTAGTAGTTGCTTTCATAATAGTTATTTATTATTTGCTTGATTTCTAAAAGGTGTGGTTTAAGTGAAATTGACTAACAATTTTTCATTTTCCTGGAAATTTTGCTGGAAATTTACCGCCATCAGAGTCTCCATCAGCGTCTTCTTCATCGCCCATGTCTCCTTCGTCCTCTGGTTCATCAGGTTCTTCTTCGGCAATCTCCTTATCAATTCGTTCAATGTCTTGTTCTGTCTGACGAAGGATATTAGAACGGACCCACTTGTTGGAGTAGTACTTACCAACATGGTTTGAAACTTCGTTGAGAATGTTTAGACGTTCACGAAGGATTTCAAATTCCTTCAGTTCACTGAAGTAGTTATCTTCAGCATAGTCAACCGAAACGTTCTCGCGAATCTTTTTCCAGTCTCCTTCGGTAATGATTCCCTTAAGAATGAGTTGGATTCTTAGAGCATCAAGTAGAACATATGAGAACTTCTGACGAAGTCTTGCAATGAACTTGTGGAACTTAACTTCATCTCGGCTGATTTCTGTAGCACGACCAAGATTGAATCCAGTCTCAGATTCAAGGCGAGAAACTGGGACGTTCAATGCACGATAGAGTTTCTTCTGGAAATGGAGAACGTCTTCAATCTGACCAAGGTTATCGCCACCAGGAAGAGTAGTGATTTCAGTTCCTTTGCCACCTTCTTTACGAGGTAGCCAGAAGTCTTCAAGCATTGACATTGAACGACGGTCATCTTTGATCTCACCTGTCTGTGCATCGTACACCAACTTGTTTCGATACTTAGACATGATAGACTGAACGTATTCTTCAGCCTTACCCTTAGGCAAGTTACCTACGTCAACATAGAAGATTCTGCGTTCTGGCGCGCGCGAGATACGATAGATCACGAGCGAATCTTCCATCATGCTTAGCTGATTGACAAGCTTAAGCGCTTTATGAAGATGCGAAATGACAGACTTTCTTTTCTCGTCTAGCTGACCAGAAGGAACGTAAATGATAGAATCTGGCGTGATCTTGATTGCATTTCCGACATGACCAACTGAAGAATCAATTACATTGTTCTCATTATAGATGAAGTATTCATCTGTCGTTGCAGTGGTTCTAACTCCAGTTGCTTTATCAATCTTGGTAGTTACTTCTCGGACTTTCTTAATCTTCGTAGATTCGATTTCTCGAATTTCAGAGATACCTACCTTCTTTTTCTTATCATCAACAATGACATGGAAATAGATTCGGCCATCAACATACCAACGACGGAATAGTTCATGACCATTCTCTGTGAAATTCAGTAGAGAAACTACGTTCTCAAATTCAGTAATGATCTTCTTCTTGATGTCTTCAGAGAAACCCTGCAGGTCATCCATGATAAGACTGACTGGTGCTGAATTATCGTCGGACACAATTGCAGCATTGACAATATCCATGATCGCAGAATCACAATCAGGCTGAGCCGCAGCTTGACGATACTTGATGATTAGATCAGCTTCATTCTTGATTGCTGTTCCATCAATGTCGACATAGTGACCATAATATCCAGCGCCATTTGCTGAAGAAATGACAGCAGTTCCATCATGATCAAGCGATGGAGCAAATGTTTTGAGCGGCTTATCATCAACAGCTGTTGATGGCTCTCTGTCCTTTGTTAAACTGAAACCGAATATCTTCATACAAAACTATTTATCCCGATGGAATATGACATGTGAAACAGCCATTCCATCGGGATAAGATGAGTGTTAGATTACCAAGCTTATGAAATTCCTGCGCGTTGCGAAGTCCAATATTGATAGTTTAGTTCAACAGTGAATTCTTCAACGGTGTCGTTCGTTTCATAGTTAAGGTCAATCGCTGAGATGTTAGTTGGGAATACTCCGATCATCTCGTATGTCTTCGTGATTGAATCATCACGATCAAGCTGATGAACAAGTGCATTTGAGTAATAGTTCAATGCATTGTTACCAACATATGCAGAAACGTTTTCGGAGTTTGCGTTAATCAAATCCATCCAACGTTCAAACGCATTACGAATTTCCATATTCGTATCGTTGATAACTGTGATTGTCCAAGGTTCAAATGTTCGGTCACCAGCGACCTTTAGCTTTCTTCCACGGAATGGAACTTCGATTGGGTTGATGATTGAGGCAGGTAGTGATGCTGCTTTAATCATGAACGATGCCAATTCGGAACTTCCACCAGTCGCGGTAGGAAACGGAATGTTAACTTTGAAGAGGTTTGGTCTTGCACCGCCGCCCTTAAGCTTTGCTTTGAAACTGTCTAGTCCTGCCATAAATTTTGTTTTCTGTTAGAGTTTTCTAATTGCTATTTATTAAGCACCGACAATTTCTCGGAAGTCAACTCCCGTTCTTGTTGCGATGAAGTTAAGCTTGATGTTGTTGATTGAGCGAGTTGGCTTCACGTAAATGTCGCCAACGAATTCGTTACGATCAATGACTTCAGGCGTGTTATTCGTTTCATCGCAGACCACGAGGAACTCAGTGATACCACGACGACCTTGAACATCTCTCAAGAATGGTTCAATCGTATTCTTGAACGCAACGCGAGTGAATTCGTCGTTAAGCTCGAAGAGTTGGAACTTAGCAGCCGTTGCAATTGCTCTCTCAAGGACATTGAACAGACGACGAACGTTGATTCGATCGAATGCGGATGGCTTGGATAGAGCGGTACGGTCACCAAGGAGGATTACACCTTGACCAGGAACGCTGATGATCGAGTTGATTCTCTTGTTGTAGAGGTCATCGCGATCAGTGCGTGTTGGGTTGTATGCAATCTTGATAACTCCCTTGAGCTGACCACGGTTGTAGCCTGCAGGTGAGAACCAAGGATCAGCAACAAGGTCAGAGTTAGCGCAGAGACCTGCGACGTGACCTGCTGCAGGAATCCAAACGTAGGTGTCAGCATACTTGTTGTATGTGTAAACCGGAGTCTGGTCAAATACGACGAAGCTAGTTGAGCTGTATGTTCCTGCGTCGAACTTGTTGATAACTGCTTGCTTCTTCAGTGTATTTGAAGAAAGAGTAGCGACAGAAAGTGGAGCAGAGATTGCTGCAATGATATCCTTACGGGAATTTGCAACTTCATACAACTTGCTGTCTACAACATCTTGTCCTGAATCAAAAGATTCACCGAAGAGGAAGTCGATTGAGATAGTGTCAGGATCGACGAAGTGCTCAAGAGCAGTTACGACGTTTCCTGGAACAACTGAACCATCAGCTCCACTTGTTAGTGTGAATGTAGAGACCAGTGTTTCATCATTGAACGAAACAGTATCACCACCAGAGAAAGGAATAACCTTTAGCACTTCTTGAGATACAGCGTATGGAAGAAGTTCTTCGATGTCAAGAACAGCAGAAGCTTCAGTATCGACTGCAGTTACTGCTTCTCCACCAACGAAGTATGTTAGCTCAGGAACGTCTCCGTTTCCAAGGATGATGTATTCAAGTTCGATTTCCTTGATGATATCTGCTAGTGAAACTGCAGTTGTATTCGTTGTGACTGGGCCGACAACCAGAGTATCAACAGCAACAGTTACATCCCAAGTTACGAAACCATCTGCAGGAGCAAGGTCATCGATAGAAACCGTAAGGTAGTTGTCTGCGTCTTCTTCTTTACCACCTTCAAGTGTTTCTCCAGAGACTGCAAGAGTACCTGCGTTTGTTTCGCCAACTGCAAGCGTGTATGCATTACCCGCTGCACCAGCAGTTTCGGCTTCAATCACGATGTAGTTACCGTAGACAGTTGCTGAAAGATCAGTTACTGCACCAATAAGAGCAGCAAGTTCACTGATAGAAGTGAATTCGGTTACTCCTGGAGTAGCAGCTACCTTTGTGAATGTATTTCCTTCAACGATAACAGTGTCATCATTAACAGGAACTCCATAGTTAATGTAACCACGTGCGGCAACTGCTGGAGCATCTCCGATTGCGAGATGGCGAACATTGATCTTTGCGAAGTTACCGATTTCTCCTTCAAAGTTAGACTTAACAGTAACTGGCTGAGGAGTAGAAGTAATCGTGACTGATTCTTCACCTGCGCCGTATTGAACTGTAGTCGTTACGATTTGGTTGAAAGGAAGAACAAGAGAAGCGATATCATTAACTGAAGTACCTTCAACTGCGAAGACAGAGTCAGGAGTGATTTCGGTATCTGCTTCAGGGAAGATAGAATCTAGGGTGTTAACGTAGATGTATGAAGACGTGTTATTGATAACGTCCTTGTAGAAAAGACTTGTTCCGTCTTCAGTCTTTGCATTTGAACCAAGGGAAAGACCTTCATATCGCTCAAGGATAGTACCTTTTGTTCCAGTGATAAGACCGAGTTCGTCAATAACAACGAGATGAATTTCATCGTTTGTTGCAATGCCTGCAGCCTGAGCAGTGATAGAACGGTTTGGAGCAGAAGCAAATAGATCTTTGTATGTCCATGCGTCATATGCACCATCTCCTTCTCCTGTCACATAGGCCATTGAGACCTTAATGCTGTTTCCAAGTGCGCCTGGGAAGCGAGCAGAGAAGATGAAATCAAGTCCAGTTAGAGAATCGAACTGATCCTTGTTCTTGATTAGAACTGGGTTAGAATCTGCAGCGTTTAGAGCACCTGCACCAATTGCTCGAGAGACTCGTAGCGAATTGCTGTACTTAAGGTAGCTTGCGGCTGTGAGGAATGATCTTGCTGAACCGCTTTTGGTAGGAGCACCAAAGTTATCTGCAAGTTCCTTTTCTGATCCTACGGTGACGATTTCGTCAACAGGACCCCAGTTGAAGTGTCCAGCGTATGCTCCGACAGTAGTCGCAACAGCTGGCACAACGTTAGTTTGATCGATTTCGTTGATTTCGATCCCAGGTGAAATTTGGAATGCCATGTGATTTTCAGTTAGGGTGGTGATATGGAGACATAATAAGAAGAGGATTCAATCGAAGATTATTTATCAATACCCAAAAGTTAAAGCATATTCCACTCTTTATTGGCTGCAATGATAGAATCGTATGCGTCTTGATTAGCCATCTCGCGTGAATTCGTAATGATTCCGAACGGAACTACATCATCTTCCATCTCCTTAAGTCGATCTGAATAGAGAAGGTTGCGCAGATCAACATCGCTTGTATCCTTAAAGATATCTGTCGAAACGAACCATGCAAATAGAACTAGGTTCATGACTAGGTCGTCATGTGCGTTTCCACCTGCTTCGTATGATCCACCTTTAGCTTCAAACGAGCTTAGCTCAGAGATAGTATCGACATCGCAGATTTGCAGCTTGCCAGATTCAATCAAGTCTTTCAGGTTTGAACATCCAATTCGCTTGACTCTCTTTGTCATTGTCACACCAATTCCTGATGCTTTAACCGATGATGAAACGAAAGTATTCTCATATTCATATTCATGATAAACAGAGTTACAAACGATCTGTCCTGCATCATTATTCTCGATAAGAACTAGAGCATTATTGTACATCTTCGCAAGACGAACAATGATATCTGGAAACAAGAGTGGAGAGATTAGATTGTCTTTGAAGACAGCGACTTGTCTAAATGGAGTCGTAGAAGTCTCAATGACAGTGAAGGTCGAAAAGTCTTGTCCTCGTCCTTTTGAGACGTCGACCATCATTGCATATGTCTTACCAGGTTCAGATTCTTCATAGATACGAACCTGCTGATAGAGTCTCTGTGGAGTTCCGGCTTGTAAGCCTAATAGAACATCAGATGCAATTAGAGTATTTGCTGAACCGATGAATGACACTTCGAACTCTTGTGAGAACTGAAGTTCCGATGTATTCGCAATCGTTTGAGCCTTCCATGCTTCATCTCGTCCAGGAACATCCCACCACTTAATCGTGAACGGCTTGAATTCATTCGTTCCTTGCACCGCCTTTTCCCAAAGACGATAGAACATATTACCAATGCCGTTTGGTGTGGACGTAATGATAACCTTCGTTTCAGTACCTGACGAAATTACAGGATAGGTTGATGTATAGAATGTAGACGCATCGTTGACGAATGCAAACTCGTCAAGCATGATAACGTTCAAAGACAGACCACGAATAGAGCTTGAGCTTGTTGCGGCAGCAATGATCTTTGAGTTATTTGAGAACTTGATAGAACCTTTGTTAAGTTCTTGGCAGCCTGGTTGCAAGAAGAACGGAATGTTTTCAAGCATTAGCGTCAATCGAGAAAGCATCTCGCGAGCTGTGGCACCTTTGTTTGCTAGGATACCAACTTGCTTCTCTCCATGGAAAAGAACGAACCAAAGCAGCCACGCAATAGATGTAACTGATTTACCTGACTGACGGCACGCAAGAACAATACTAAAGCGATTGTTATTGAAATGCTCGACCATCTTTCGCTGATAACCATACAGCTTAAATTGAGTCAAGCCCTTATCAAGGCTGATTACTTTAACGTAGTTCTCAATGAAGTAAACTGGATCTTGCGAACACTTAATGTATTCATCCAGTTCGTATTGAGTGTAAACTTGATCAACTCCGTCCTTCTTTACGCGCGGGTTGCCGTTATAGCCGTGGTCCGGATTATTCGGTGTTGGTGTCGGTATCATCTGGTTCAATCATCACTGGGTCTTCTTTTGGTTTCTTGAAACTAAATCCACCGAACAGCTGAACTGCACGATAAACAATTTCACGAGTTAACCAATCGACACCATCATTGTACATAGCTTCTTTAAAGATCAAGTCAATCTCCTTACGAGTAAACTTGTATTCAGAAGCAAGCGAATAAAGAAAGTCATGAATAACTGCGGCCGCAAAGTATTCTCCAAAAGGAGAAAGGATATTCCAGAATGCCTGAGGAATACTTGCGCCGTCCGTAATGAATCCTTCAGGAACCTCAATGACTCCCTTAGAAGAACGATAACGAAATCTTGCAGTTAAACGAAGACAACGCGAATTTCCGCGCATTCCAGCATCCTCAAATTTGAGTTTATCTGGAAAGGCTCTCTTATTCGAAGGTGTCTTCGCAAATCGCTTCATTAGTTAGTTCGTTCAATGATCATGTTAAAGTAACTAACAGTCACATCACCAACACTAGTTTCATTTTCAGTAATAAGATAAACTTCATCATTCTGTTCAAGGAATACTAACGCTTGACAAACTCCAATATCTGGACGTGTGCCGTTCGATGTAACATAAACTTCACTTTCTAAAATACGATCGACAACAGGAGTATGAGTTCCTCCACCTTTCTTAACGCCAATGTAAAAACCAATGATGTTATTATTAGGAGCTGTCTCTGAAAAAGTACATTGAATTCTAAATAGACGCGGAATTGTTGAGTCATATCTCATTGCATTACGCGCTAAAATATGAGTAAACTTTTGGTTTTGTCCATCAGTTTCAGTAATTCCTGCAACCTGATAGAAATCACCAGGTACTAAAATGTCAGTTGGGATAACATTACCCTTCATGAACATGTTAGCAATTGCAGTTGTGTTGATTGTTCCAACGCAATTTCTAAATAAAGCTTTTTCAGATGTGTATGTAACTCCAGTCAAATATGTTCCTGCTCCACTGAAGTTTACTGTGTCTAGAATGTAAGCTTCAGTTGGAATTGATGCAGCAGCATCAATGTTAATTCCTGTTGCAGCTGCAGGAACAATGATTGATGAATAGATGATGCGGAATCGTCGTGTAATAACTGTAGATGCGTCTAATCGAAAAATGCTTCCTGCAGAATTCAATCCTCGAAAAAGAGAATTGTTAAGTCCTACAGTACCGATCGTACCAGTGAATAAAAGATCTTGGGCACCAAGGAATGCAGATGTATTGAGAATGAAGTTATCACACGAATCAATAATACCGACATGTGGAATGTTGACGAAGTTGACATGTTCCCAGTCAAGAGCAACTAAATTAGTATTTCCATCAATTGCAAGGCATGTGTCAACATCATGGAATGTGATGTTCTTAACTACGATTGTATGTTCAGATGTTAAAAGTGGAACACCAGGATCTAAATCAGTTGAAGTAATGAATGAAACCTCAGATGAATATCCAAACAAATTAACTGTGCCAGATGTTTCTAGACGATCTCCGGTCAAGTCAATTGTATCCGTGATGATGTATGTAACATTTGGATCAAGTGTAATTACTCCTAATGCAGGAGTAGGAAGATCACTCTTATTGTTAATAATCTTAACGTTAGTGAACTTAGCATTCAGATTATTGATGATAGCTTGTAGTCCACTTACCTGAGCAATTGTTAAAGCATTAGCTGGCATTGCTCCTGCAATTGCGGCTGGAGTCGTGTAGCCTTTTGTTCCTCCAGTTGCTTCGGCGGGAATCTTTGTTGCACTATCTGCGACGACTTGTGATGTTGTAAATTTCATTTGTTTACCATTCGACTAAGGTATCATCAGAGAATTGCATTATGCTATCATCTGAAAAGAGAACCGTTTCTAAGACTGTCTGGATTTCCTCTGATGGAACTGCAACAAGCAATGATTTTGCAACACGAAAGTTATGCACATCACGAATGTCTTTGACAACATTCTCCTTCAGAACTGACCCAATGATTGCCATTATCTTGGAAGTAGATCAACTATCTTGATTAAAATTTCTGTTGTTCCTGTTGCGTTTGTGACACGAATTGCAGGTTTTCCACTCGCAGGACGTGAAGAAATCCAACGGCCTGGAGCTGACTTAGGACGAGATAGACCATCATCACCGACATCAATTACAAACGCCGCAGGATCGTCAGAAGAAACAAAGCCTGTGACTACGGTAGCTCCACCGAATTCACCAGTAGCTTCAATTGAAATTGGTCGGCCAGGATGATATCCTTTTGCTGGAGCGTAATCTCCATCTGCTGTAATGATGCCGTTAATTGGTAGTTCTACTATCATAAATTGTATTTATCAAACAACTTCTTCTACATCAAGAACCGTTTGTAGTGATTTTTCTTTAAGCTTCTTCTGTAGGTCCGATGTAGTTCCGACGAAGATAGCATTATTCGTTACATTGCCAGCAATAGAAGTTCCTTTCTTCTCGGGATTTCCATCACGCAAAATTTTCTTACGTTCCTTTGACAGATCAATGAGTTGCTTGTTGACATCTGCAGCAGTCTTGATTAGATTCGCAAGAACTTCAAATGCTCGTGGATGTTCAGAGTCAGTCGCAAGATTGATCATGACTGTAAGCGCTTCATCACTCGTAGTGATTAGTTTGCGAACATTCTCGCGCGCGAACGCGAAGTCTTCCTCTGAATCCTTTACGAGTTCAGTGTCAGATGGACCAATGATGATCTCATTTTTTTGTGCTGGAACAATTTCCTCCTTAGGGATATTCTGCTCCAATGCACTTAGCATTTCTTCACGGGACTTAGCCATCGAATCCAAAGGTTGTGATTACAGTGTAGTTGTCAGGAGTATCATTGATTGGATCTCCCAGCGCAATATTGATTGCAGTGTCAGGTTGTGCAGTTCCATCACACGGATTACCTGACGATAGATTGACAGTGATATCCTTAATGATCTTGGATTTTTCGGTCACTGATCCAACAAAACGAACCTTGATATTGAAATCAAGAGTATAGATGATAGAACGACGAGAACCTTCAAGGTCACCTTCATAATCATCCGAAAGAGTAACACCTGACAGGACGATAGGAACATCAGTCTTAGTTCCTGGACCTTCCATGTCTTTAACTGAGATCGTGTAATCTGGCTGGAAGTTCGGAAGAATCTGTTCAATGATCTGCAGACCCGTATCTTGATTATCCGTAAGAACAGATAACTGCATTCCAATGATGTAAGGAACACCTTGGCGAACAACAACCTTTTCTCCGTTCTCTCCAGGAACAGTAAATGTTCTCTTGTTGTTTCGATTAAGAACTGCAGTAGGATCATACGAGATTGAAGTAATCTCAAATGACATACGTGGAAGCTTAACCGCTACGTCAGCATCAGCAACATTGTCGGCATTCTCAATTCTTGCAAGGAATCTTTCTCGCGGACCATATGACAACGGAACTCGAGTTACTTGCGTCAACTTTCCAGATACCATCTTACCAGTGTAGATGTTATTGAAAAGAGAACCGAAGACAGCTACTGTCTTTCTTACGGTTGCATTGTAATAATATGAGTCGTTAAGCATTATGGTAACTGAATTTCACCGAAAGGATTTGCCTCACTGAAGTCAATGAATGCATTTCCTTCAAGTTCAAATGTGCTATTTCTTTCAACCTTATCGTTTCGATTGATGTCATCGTCAGATGCAATTCCTAGGACAGCAACTGAATCAATCGTAGCTGACGTTAGAGTGGTTTCATTAAGCATGACTGTTCCTGGCGCAATAGGACGGAAGACACCATTATCATAGGTGATTGGACCAATGAAAACCTTGTCTTTAAGCGGGTCAGCAGTCTCTTCTGTTCTAAGGACTTCACATGAACCGTTTATGCCAGAACCAAACGTAAGAACCAATGTATCATGTCTTGCGAATTTCTGAGTTACACCAACATCATATTCCGCAACGATTGTAAATCCTTGAGAGGAGTACGACTGAATGTCATCAATTTCAGTGATGCCAGTATCAAGCTTCTGATTGTTGTATTCGAACAATTCAAGAGTCATTCGATACATAGGTAGATTGTTCAACTGATAGAACGGCTTCTTATCATCAACGTACTTGATCTCAAATAGACCCTTTGACATTGGGAAGTAAATAAGATCACCTTCACGCGGCTTAACCTGTTCTTCAGGATAACCAAAGCGACCAACAAGCTGATTCCATCGGCGGACCGAACAGATAAGAGTAAGCTGATCTCGAATTTCAAGACCGAACTTAGTGATTAGTTTACCGTCTCCTTCAAATCCATCAATTGATTCAACATACATTTCAATCATGTATGCATCAGGAAAGTTTGATAGTGTGTCTTCGTTTAGAACACCGTCAAGCTTTACAATCTTGCGAGGAATGTAAAAGACATCGTGACCATAGATCGCAATTGATTCTTCGATGATATCGGCAAGGAGATTCTGCTCGGAAGTAGTTCCGTGCGAAATGTAAATGTTGCGTGGCATATTATCCTACGAAGAAGTCAGGAGGGAATGAATACTTAGAATCGAACTCTTCTTCAATCTTAGCGAGTTCTTCTTTTGCATCGTCAAGAATCGCACGACCATTTAGAGTTACTCCACCAGGAAGTTGCATACCTTCAAACTTGATTAGGTTCTGACCCCACTGCTGCTTAAGCAATGCTGTCGCATACTTCTTAAGCATCATGTCATTGTAGATGTCAGGATATGCCTGAGGATCAAGTGTCTGATAACCTTCAAGAATGATGTAGATACCTTCTCTTAGACCAAGCTCATCCCAGTCAGCTTCAATCGTTAGACGATTCATATGACGCTGAAATGTAATCTGTTGAGACATACCGTTGACAGTCATGTCAATCGTGCTCATGTATTGCTTAGTCATTTCATAATTTAGAAGAGCGCCTTGCCCACCCTGATTCAGCGCATACAGATCATTCATGTGCATCTGATACTTCAGTGAGAACATGTCGGAGCCACCAACAGATGCTGTAGTCAATGGGAAAACTCGAAAGACTGAAATGAGAGCTTCTGGCAGCGTGATGTACTTGTTTGTAATATCAGTTGGAGTGATCTGATGCTTGACAAAAGTACGAACAACAGCATCAGAATGATACTCCTGATAGAACTGAAGTGCCTCATCGATACGATCTTCAATTTGCTCATCATCAAGGTTAACTTCAACGACAGGCTCACCTAGTCGGCGTAAGCAGTAATCAATGAGTCCTTGTCGTGTTGTTGGTTTAGCCATACTTCGTATTTATTAGAGAATTGCAGCAAGCTGAGCGCCTGTCGTATCAACTGTAGAACAGTTCGCTACGCGCGCAAGCTCAGGCGTAAGTTCTGTTCTTACTGCTTCGGCGATTGTAGCAGGATCACCTGCAGATGAAACAGCAACATCAATTCTTGCAAGTTCAGTTGCAAGCTCAGTACGAACTCCTCCTGCAGTCAATGTTGAACGCGAGGAGATAGCAGCGTCGATTCGGGCAAGTTCAGTTGCAAGTTCTGAACGAACCGCATTGGCAATTGCTGTAAGTTCAAGTGCAGGTAGATCAAGGTTCATATTGATAACTTGCAGGATTGCATCAATGAGTTGCTGACCATCTCCTTCATTAAGTAGAGCAGCTTCAACTGCTGTCGCAATTGCTGATGTTGTAGGAGGTGCAGTGTAACCTGCTTCGGAAAGGCGAGTAGAAATTGCAGCATCGATTCTTCCTAGCTCTGTTGCAAGCTCAGAACGGACTGCATCTGCAACTTCTTCGGCTGTAGGAGCAGTTCCTCCTACTGAAGAAACAGCAACATCAATTCGTGCAAGTTCAGTTGCAAGGTTAGTTCTTACCGCGCTTGGAATGTTAGCGATCTGTGTATCTAGGTTGGCAGCAGCAACTCCAAGAGCACTTCTTACACCAGACTCAAGACTTCCTGAGGTTAGGTATGCAGTACCTGTCGTGTTGTCAACTGGAACTCCAAGAGCAACTGATCCGGCAGGCGGAACATTAAGAGTTCCAGTAAGAACACCACCCGCACCATATGAAAGACCTGCTCTAACATTTCCTACTGCAGGATATGAACTATTCCAGGTATCGTTAGAATACATGGTGTATGTTGATAGTCCACCAATTGAGACAGTCATAGATTTGTTTGATGGAGTGCTTGTGTAATACCAACGAGGAATAGCAATCGCTTTCATACCACTTACATGATCAATGATATTTCCGTTGAATGAAAGCAAATTTGCAGCGGATGTGCTAGTGCTTCTTATTGCATTTGAAGTAGATGTAGCAGTAACGTTACCGTTAATGATAATCGTTCCCGCATTTGTAGTAGCAGGACCTGAAATACCAAATGCATTTGCTCCTGAGCCACCAGTGACATTTCCGTTGACTGTTAATGTTCCTGCGTTAGCATTAAACGCAATACCATAGATGTTTGTAGCAGTTCCTCCAGTAACATTACCCGTGACAGTAACGATAGAGCTTCCTGCATCATAGGTGATTCCGTTATTCAATGCGCTACCTATGACATTACCATTGACGATAAGTGTTGTTCCGGTTGTTGCGGTGCTAACTCCTGGCCCTGTTGCGCCAAGAACGTTATTATTGATTGTAATGCTGCCTGCAGTTACACTAACGCCGGCGGATGAAGCAGATGAACCTCCGGTCACCTGTCCACTAATAATAACTGTGCCTCCACCAATTGTTAGGCCGTGTGATCCTGAACCAGAACCACCAGTGACCGTTCCTGTGATTGTGGCGGTCCCTGCACTATTTGAAAAGCCAAGTCCTCCATTACCTCCCTGCGAATTACCATTGATCGTAACTGTTCCGCTAGCAGCATTATTTGAAATACCTGGACCAGCAGTTCCTCCAGACAGATTACCATTTACGGTTAATGTACTTCCTGCTGCTGCTGTGAAAAGAATACCTTCAGCTGAACCCGAGCCTCCTCCAGTAACATTACCAGTTACAACTGTCGTAGTTACACCAGTCGTCAAATACAAACCTGATGTGTTAGAAGTAGTTCCTGCGGTGATATTTCCATTGATCGTCACTGTTCCATTTGATCCAACCGTGAATGCACGAGAACCAGATGTTGTTGCTCCAATGATGTTTCCAGTTAGAGTAGTTGAAATTGTGATTGCAGAAGCAAAGTTAACTGCAGCACCAGACCCGCCAGTTCCGCCATACACATCTCCAACAAAGTTAATCGTGCCACCTGTAGTTACGTTAACCGCTGCTCCTGACGCTCTAGCCATTCCAACAATACCAGTGATTGTTAGAGAAGAGTTTCCAGAAATAGTTAATGTTGATGTAGTATGTCCACCAAGAATAGATGAACGAATGTTAAAGTTATTCGCAACAGTAAAGCCGCCACCTGCAGTGATTGCTGGTGAAACGACTGCAGCATTAAAAAGGCAACCGCGGGCATCGGCAGTTCCAGTTCCAGTTCCTACTCCAGTAGCAATGAAAGGAAGACCAACTGTATTTGCAGAAGCACCAATCGTTGTGAAGTTGGTTGTTCCAATCGAAGTGATCACATAGAAATGACCGACAATAAATGATCCTGCGTTCACAGAGATGCCAGTGTCACCAATATCAACCGCCTGGTCAATCGTCACGGTTCTGTTATTCGCATAGACAGTATCGCCGTGTGTTGGTAAAGACACGCCGCCATCCCATGTAGCCACATCTGACCAGTTACCATTTGCTACTGCATATCGAATTGCCATAAGTATTAAGAATTGTAATTGAGAGGGTTTGCTCGGTCATTCCAAGAAATCAAGGTGAATGCAGGTTCCGATGTTACCGATCCATTGCTTGCAATTGTTAACCGAGTTACTGTCCAGACAGCATCAGCTTCTTGAGAACCAAATACTGCTTTTCCTAGATAGTTATAGCTATTTAATCCGTCAAAGTCATGACGGTAAATCTGCTTGATTTGAATTGGCTTAGCATCGCTTGTTGGGAGTGATTCATTCAATGAATACAGCTGTCCAGTCTCTCGAACATAGATTAACTTAGGAGATGAATAGTATCCTCCATTGTTAAAGTCGTCCTGAGAAAGTACAAGGAGGTCATTTACTAAAAGACTGTCCTTAGCCATTTCAATTGACCAAGAATTGAAAAAGCCTTCTAGATGTTCAGGAATTCTTTGCCAGCCATATTCATTACGAATCCAGATGCCGCTCTGAAAGTTAGGAACTAAGTCAGCAACATCAACTTGCCATGAATAGTAAGAACCTGGAACCCAGTCAGCAAAGGTTACTGCAATTTCAGAATCATCACTTGCGTCATACCAAGTCAATTCATTCGCAAATGGATAGCTGTAGCTATTGATGTTGGAGTAAGCAATGATGTCAGAGTTATCATTACGAAAGACGAAACGATTTTGCTCCTGATCATCTACGATCTGAATGTCGTTTGATAGGGAGAATCCATTTTCTGAATAGTAATAGTTACGAAAGTTTTCAGTTCCTGTCAATGCATACTTTCCATTTGCTTCAGGAACTGGAAGACCAGAGATGATATGACCAATGCGTCCTTCTCCAGTATTACCAATGTACTTTACGAATTTACTATCATTTGAGATAAAGCCAGGTGTACCTAATTCAGGAACTTCAACAGGAAAGAATAGATCATCAAAGTTTTCTGCAAGGACAAGCTCTTGTCCTCCTCCGTAGATTTCGTCAAAATAGAGTTGGAGTAATTCCTTTAGCTTAGTCCAAGTGACAGAATCAATTGGAGAACCTTTAAGAAGGAACTCTTTATCATCAAGGGATTCAACAGGGACTGCACCTGTCACTGAAGCAGCTTGTAAAGCAGATTCGGCAAGCTCACCCTGAGCAGCTGTCGCGAAGTCTTCAATGTCGGCACCTGCAGCGCTTCCGGCACCTTCAATGTTTTCAAGTTGAACTACATAGTTTGGTGGCGGAGGTTCTGCAGGAACAAAGGAAGGTGCTTGAGAATAGTGAGCAGTACCTTGACGTTCCGTAAACTGATCTTCAGTTATCTTGTTTGTCGCAAGGATAGAATAGACACCACGGCGACGACGAAGCGTTGCTGTAAGCTCGCTAGGAATTGAGATACGCATCTTGCGCGTATCAGTCTCTACGGCTTCAAAGGAAATTGGAATTCCAATGTTAGATTCAACTGATGATCTAACTGTTCCTGTGAAATCATATTCATCAAACGGAACCGAGATATCAATAATCTCGCTGAAGTCATCACCCTTATTGATGAATATGTCTCGATAGAAATTAGCCATACTTATGATTCTGTTTCAGCAGCTTCTCTCGCTTCGCGAGCTGCTGCCTTTTTCGCCTTACGTCTTACAGAGATTCTTGCTTGATCTGATAACTCATTCGTAAGCCGAATGATATTATGGTCCATCGAAATGATTGCATTTGTCGCAGACATCTGAGCTTTAGTTGAAGCAACAGTTAGAATCTTCAAGTCATTTGCAGTCTTTTCGTTTAGATCAATTAGCTTCTGAAAGTGTTCTTGTTGAGTCTTGATTGTTTCCTTGTGTCTGCGCTCACGTGCTGCGTCATCACGAACTGACTTAGACCAAATGATAATGATGCCAATGATTAAAGCAAATACAAGACCGTGAGGACCTGTAAGCTTTTCCCAGGCATCATCAGAGATGATCGTTGCAGTTCCTTTCCATATCGCAAGGATAGAAAGCATTGTTCCCTCGACAAGGGATGTCACATTCACAGGGAAATTACTGATAGCGTATTGAAGAATTCGATGTGGCATACCTAGTTCTATTTATTCAAATGAGCAAAAACAAAAAGGTGCGAACACGAGGAACGCACCTTTTTGGTTAGGGTTCGGAGGAACTCAGATATTATGCGTTAGTCTGAGCAACGACATGGAGAGGAATGATGTCCCATTCGTTTTCAGCAATACGAATAACCTTTGCAACGTCGCCTTGCACAAGAGCAGCAGTGCCGTTTAGAGTTACGAGGTCGTCATCGGTATTTTCAGCAGTGATCGTGCAGGTACCTGCGCCAACAACTCTTACGATGAATGAAGTACCAGGAAGCAACTGTAGATCTTCGCTTTCTTCAGGAATGATGATATCGCATGCAGTAGCAAAGCTCTTACGAACATATGCATTGTGCCATGACTGAGTTGCAGTAGTGCTTACTGCAGTGTCATTGACAACTTTTTCTGCACCGATTGTGAATGCTCCTTCGGGAACACGTGCGGTTAGAATACCTGCAACAACATCAAAAAGAACGCGGCCTGCCTTTGAAGCAATACGAGTTGGTGAATCAAATGGTAGTGATAGTCGGGATAGTTTCATGGGTGTTTAGTTGGTTGGAGTTACACCAGTATTTATTCAAATCAGTACTTGACGGCAATAGTCTCGACTGTAGCTGACCAACGAATTGTCGTTGCTGCAGCTCCTGTCACGGTGATGTCAAGAGAACCATCTGTCGTATTTGCTCCTACAGAAACAACCCAGGTAGCAGCACCAGCATCTTCAAGAGTATCATATGTAACTGAACCAATCATCGCGGTTGACGCAGCGTTTGCATCCTGCTTGATTGCACCAGAGAATGCAACAGTTTTATTCACACCACCGTTTGTTCGACCAACTAGCATTCCACGGAAACGATATGCACTGTTAGTTGTAATAGCGATACGTGTCGTTGCTGCAGGAGCAGAACCGTCTGAGGTTAATACTGCAGGAGTATCATCTGTGGTTTGTCGGCGAACGATGAAGTTCATTGTTTGATTATCTCCCGTGTTTTGAAATTTTCCAATGCTTCTTACAACAGCTCCACGAAGTGAACGCGCATCAGCTTCTAAACCGCTAACAACCGAGTAAACTCCATTTGCATCAGAGTCATTTCCACCGATAACTGTGGCATAGTCAGCTGTAGCTGTGTTAAGATATCCAGCAAGAATTGCAGAATAGTTTCCTGATGATGTATTGTTTTGTCCACCAGGTAGAGCAGAATATGCGCCTGATGCAGCATTTGATCTACCTGAAGAAAATGCATAGTCGGCTGCTGAGTTTGCTGATCCTGTCACAAAAGAATTTGTTCCTGAAGCAGTATTGCTGCTGCCACCCACAACAGTTGCCCAAGTTCCAGATGCAGTATTGCTGCTGCCACCCAAAACAGAAGACAAGTTAGCAGATGCAGTATTACCTGAACCACCAACAACTGTTGATGAGTTTGACCCTGAGGCAGTATTTCCATTTCCGCCTACGACAGTCGGTGAGGTTGCACCAGACGCCACTTGCGTTGCTAAAGTTCTTGATGTCTGCAGATCAACTGCATTTGCACCGCGCTTATTACCTCCTGTTGTGGTGTTATCAGGTACTTGAGCAAGAATTGCACCTGTGCCCTTTGGGCTAATCACAGCGTCAACATTTGTTGCAGCATTCGTTGCTAAGAATCTGACCGCAGGAACGGTCGCGTTAGGAGCAGCAGTATTAACTGATTCGGTCCAATTTGTTAAAGAGCCACCTGCAGCTGCCCACGAAGGAATGCCTGAAGCAAGAGTTAGAACTTGACCATCCGAACCTGGTCCAAGGCGAGTAAGGAGTCCGCCTGCATTACGGTAATAGATATCACCAGTTGCGTCTGAGCCAAGAGTCATTGTAGCTGCAGTAATAACTGTGCCAGATCCAAGAGTCTTGTTCGTAAGTGTAACTGAATTACTCAATGTTACATCAGGCGCAGCTCCAGATGCCCATGTCGGAATACCTGCAGCAATAGAAAGGAACTGACCGTCAGACCCAATCGGGAGTCTTGTCAGAAGACCACCTGCATTACGATAGTAAACGTCTCCAGTTGCATCAGACCCAAGAGTCATTGTTGGTGGAGATGAAAATACTGTCCCTGTGCTAAGAGTTTTGTTCGTTAGAATTTGACTACCCGCAAGAGTAACATCACCTCCTGCATCAGTTGCCCAAGAAGGAATGCCACCTGCCACAGAAAGAACCTGTCCTGCAGACCCAATTGGTAGACGCGTAAACAAACCACCTGCTGATCTGTAATAGATATCACCTGTAGCATTTGTGCCCAGGTTAATAACCGGTGTTGTTAGTGTAGGACTTGATGCAAGAACAAATGAACCGGTGCCTGTCTCATCAGAGAGCAGACCTGCAAGTCCAGCTGACGTCGTGAATGAAGCAGATGCACCAATTGCTGTTCTGAAATCTGTTGCAGATAATGAGCTTACAGTGTTGTCTGCATTGATTCTTGGGAAAGTAATTGCGGACGGATTCGTCAGTGTGAATAGATTCTGACCTACAGTTGTTCCACCAAGTGCGGTTCGGAATGCAGGATTATCGGTAGCGTTTAGTCCACCTCCAGTTGGAGATACTGATTTCGTCTGAGCGAAAAGTGAACTTGCACATGCAAGTAAAATGAGTAATGTCTTTTTCATATTAGATTTGATCTGGAAGAACTGATGATTGGAAGATACCATCCTGTGAATATTGAATTTCCCATAAGCTAGTATCGCGATTCCAAATGATACCAGGTGTTCTTGGAATCCACACTGTTGGATTGATTGTTGCAGCGACCCATTCAGAAATTTGTTGGAATCCAACGACTGTGTCCGAATGATCAACGAATAAAACTTGGCCTACATATTCAGCTCTATCACCAATTTTGTTATTTACGTTATTGAATGACGCAGCTGCAACAAGCGGGAGAGAACCTGTCACGACGCCAGTTCCATCACTTCCTGGTGAATTGAAGATACGAATTAAAGCATTTGCATCTTCATCATTGCGAATTAGAGCAATGATTTCGTTCATTGTAGTTCCTGCAACAACACCGACCGTGATGTCGACATCATCTTCAATAAGAACATAGTTTGGACCTGGATCTGCAATAAGACCAATTTTCAAACGAGGCAAATCTCCATCGGCTTTCTTAACTGGAATGTATGCAGTATTTGCAGGAGTGCCAGGAAATGGAAATGTAAACCAAGGTCCTTCATTTACAGGAAGTCTTTCAGTTAACTGAATAGGAGTTAGACCGCCAACAGAAATCTGTTGAATCGCTCCTTCTTTATTTTTGAAGTAAATGATGGAGTCAGCCCAGTTCAGCGTAAGTTCGCCAAAGGCAATAAATCCAGGTTCAGGCACTGCATTTGGAATGCCCGAGTTAGTGATAACGAGTGATGCTTCTTCAGGCATAAATTATGGAATTGTTGGAATGACAAAATCTGGAACAATTTTGGCCATCTGTGTAATTGAAAGAATCTTTCCTGCAGGGATGTTTTGTGGAGTATCAAATTCTAGGATTCCTAGAATTCTATCAAATGTTGTTGTTCCCCAGGCGATTTGTTTGATATTTGCTCCTCCAGTAACTACTTGACCAAACCATTTACGAAACTCCTCAATGTTATTTGTTTGTGTGTTACCCTGTACTTCAGTTACACAAGTGATTGTTTCCTTAGTCGCAAATGCTGCACTAGTCGTCGGAGTAGAAGATGGGTACTGTAAGTCAGGAATCGCAATATGCGATCCATTCGGAACTAGATAAATCACAGCTCCTGATCCCCCTGATTCAATTGTAGGTGGAGAAGTATTACTAATCACAGGAAACATTCTTTGATATCGACCAGTTGCAGTAGGAAATCCAGCAATAGGACAGTTCCCTGCAGTGAATGTTTTTGGTTGATATGAATCATATGTAATTAGAACTTCAAAATCTTCTACACCCACAGAAAGTACATCTCCAATCCCAAGTACTACTGGAGTCTCAAGGTCGAAGATGTGACCTACTGATTCAGTGGCCGAAGTAAATCCAATTGAATAAATTGTGTTATTCGTAGTTGAAGTTAATGTAGCAATCTGATTATTTACTGAACGCAAAACACCTGCAGAATAAGTAACAGTTCTTGTAGGCGAAGTTCCGCTCTGAACTGATGGAACGTCAAATGAACTTCTTAGAACATAAAGGTCTTTTCCAATAATGTCAAGGGAATCTACTGAAAGAACTCGAATGTTACTTGAGGTCGCTGTTACGAATGCATAATCACCTGTGCTAGTCAATAAAATTGTAGATGCATTAAACGAAGTTCCAGAGTTGATACGAATGCGATTCCAAGGTCCAGTCCCTACTCCGATAGCTTGACCAGTCGCATTTACTATGTCATAGCTGCCAGTCAATTTGATTGGCAACTGCTGATTGTAAATCCGAAGAGTTAGCGAACTAAATGGAGAAATAGTGCCAGAAGAAGCGTTCCCTGCATATTGTAAAAGAGTTGCGATACCACCAAAGGTGATATAGTTATGCAATGGCTTGTCATAACGTTCAATAGACCCATTCTTTCGATGGATCGTAAAGCCTTTGAGAATACCTCCTACACGTGCGTTCATACTTGTATTTATCTTAAGCTTACGGAGTAGAAAGATCTAAATCTTGCTCTATCCAAAGTCTGCCTCCAATAGTTAAAACCTTTCCTGCTTCAAGAGTTTGTGGTGTATCAAATTCAAGAATACCAAACACCATTGTTGTGTTTCCCCACACGACTTGTTTCACTCCTGTTTGTGTTGATGAAATTGTTCCAACGCCTTTGTTTTCTCGAATGAACTGATTAGTTCGTGAAGGTGCAATAGAGCTGCCTGTTGACGTAATTGTTAGAAGAGTTGTTGTTGGGGGTGAGATGATTGCACTAATCAAACCAACATCTGGAGGAAGCGTCAACTTGTTTGCGTCATCAAGTAACCAAATTCGTGTAGCACTCTGAGTGTCATTGCAATGATTTTCTACTGACGAGTTAAATCTAAAGCAACGCTGAACTACACAAGAAGTAGTAATGCCAGTGATAGGACACGTTCCTAATGCTCGAGGCTGATATGCATCAAGTGTGTATGTTACTTCAAAGTCACCAATACCTACGACGATCCGATCTCCAGGGTTAAGAACGATTGGTGAAGGAAGATCAAATGTATTACACTGAATTGTGTTAGGACCAGTGAATGAAATACTTTTGATTGTGTATGTTCCTGTGTAAATTCTTGACACAATGAGTGTTGTGTTCTTTGAAGAAAACACTCCAGCTCCTAGGTACGTAGTTACTCTAGTTGCAGCTGTATTAGTCCCGCTTTCAATAGGTTGCAAAAATCCGGAGTTCGGAGAAAACGAAGTGCGAATGATCCAAAGATTATCTGTTCCTGCAGGGACTGTTGCAGTTCCATGAACACTCTGAGAACCAGTTCCACCTCCGTATGCCATCATTGCAGTACCAATTGATTCCCAAAAATAAGTACCTGCAGTAAGATCTTCACCGCTAACTCTGCTAATTATGTTCCCAGATTGAGAATAAGTACCTACGAGTTGTTCTTTTACCTTAAGCTGACAAGGAACAATAGCAAAAGGAGTATCCCAACGATATGTAGCTCCTCCCACACCTATAGCAGATGCAAATAGAGCAGCATCAGTAAGAATGTCGTCGTTCATTACGTTATGAAGATGCTGATCATAACGCTCCACTGTTCCATCTGCTCGATGAACGCTAAATCCTTTTAGAATGCCACCAACTCTTGCTTTCATATGTTACACGTAAGATCCAAATACTTCCCAATAGACCGATGCTGTGTCTTGCGTAGGTACTGTTTCTGAAATAGAATCTTCATTACGTCCTGTCACAGTGTAATTAAACGACGCTGCATCTGTTTCATTACTAATAGCAGTGTCGGCCATCTGTCCAGTTAGCGTGTAATTAAACGACGCTGCATCAAACTGTGGAGGAGATGGAATGTTAACAATATTGGAATCTTGTGTTGCAATTCCAAAGTCGTTAGTCGCCGTCTCAACTACCTTTACATCTTGGTCGTATGTCGCAATGAATGTTGATCCTGTCTCGCTCTGCAAGACATTATTCATATACCACGCAAACTCAACTGTCGTGGCTCCTGTCCATGTTCCTGCGGTGTATCCAACTTGGCGGGTTTCAGCATCAACAACAAAAACCAGAGGGGCCACAGTATTCACTGGGACACTTCCGGTCACGCCTGTCTGAGTAAAGCCAAACGGAATTAAGATCATGGAGTAAACGCAGTAACTGTGTAGTTCGCTGCTCCAATAGTTGGGTTATTGTAATCAGGTGGTGTTGCTGGAGTTACGATAGAACCATATCCACCAAGAGGTCCAACTGGGAGTGCTGTTGTTATGAGGTCAACATGATATTGGAATGCAATGAATTCACCAATTCCATTCGATGCTTCAATACCAAGCTCCCAATATCCTGTTCCATCAGCATCCACTAGAAGTAACTTAGATCCGCCATTGATAGCTGCATACGCATTTCCTGGAGCAACAGGGTCGCTATACCAAACCGCATCATCCTTAGGATACAAGTAGATGACAGCAGACGTTCCTTCGTTCGTTAGCACATATGCAGGAGTAACGACATCAGGAGTAACTTCAACATCACCTGTGTATTCAATTCCAGATTCAACCCAAGGACCGACTGTCACGTCCCCACCAATTGTCGTGATTTCATAATGAGTAGCAATAGTTGTCCAAGGATCAGTATCAACTGCTCGATCTTGAACATCAATGAAGTAATAGCCTTCACTATCAGCATGAATTACAACACGGTTAAGCGGATCAATGAGAAGCTGCCATGCAGGCAAATCATTCTCGTCTCCAGTACGTTCATAGGTACCGTTAAGATTAGTTGGTGATGTAGGAGTAATTCCTGACACAATCACTGTGAATGGAACGTCACCTTCAAATGGAGGAGCTGAACCAAACGAAATAAAGTTTGCTTGTCCCATCACGTAAAGATCGGAACCTCCACTGTTAAGGATTGTAAGAATAGAAATTGAACCTGCGCCTGCCGCTACTTCAATTACATCACCATTCACTGACTTGAAGTTTTCACCGAATGTTAATGCGTGACCACCTGTGCCATCCTGAATGACTCGAAGAACATATGTGCCAGGAGCAACATTTCCAATTCCATTAAGATTTGATGCTTGGGTAAGTGTAACTGATGCAAGATTTCCAAGTGAACCATCCCAAACGATTGTTCCATCTGTAAGAGTTAACGGCGTCATTGCGACAGCCTTAACTGTCATTAGGTTAGTGAACGTCTGTGCGCCAGAAAAAGTATTCGCGCCGGAGAAAGTATTGTTCCCACTGAATGTATTTGTTGATGAGAACGTGTTCGATCCTGAGAACGTGTTGTTATTACTGAACGTGTTCGCGCCTGAGAACGTATTTCCGGCAGAGAACGTGTTTGATGCACTAAAAGTATTAGAGCCTGAGAATGTATTTCCTGCAGAGAACGTGTTTGAGGAACTGAACGTGTTATTTGCAGAGAACGTGTTATTATTACTGAACGTGTTTGATCCAGTAAAGGTGTTCGTAGCAGTGAACGTGTTCTGACCAGTGAAGATTTGGTTTGCTGTTCGTGATGCAGGCTGACGAATACCAATCGTCTCAATCTCGTTTGACGCATTCTTATAGTAAAGTCTGCCATCAGTGAAATTGATTGCAAGCTCGCCGTAAGCAAGCAAATCGACTGGAGGAACTTCGTTTGCGTCTGAAGTTCTTTTGATTACGAGTTTTGCGATTGTTTCAGCCATGTAAAAACGTTAGTAAACGGTTATTAGAACCTTTTGTGGATTATTGTAATAAGAGCGGACATGTGCAAATTGTGTAGTGTTTGCTCGTCCTTCACCAGATGATTCGTCGTCATAGACATAATCAGCCCAGTTACAATTACCATTGATAACAAAATTGTTAGTAGGCATTGGAGTAGTAAAGTTAATGACAAATTGTGCAGCATTGTTTGCTGAACGCGTAACACTAGAGACATTTCCAGTCTTAATAAGCCGCCAGAACTTAGCTGATACTACACCAGTTGAAGCGCTTCCATTATGATTAACTCTGAAAGATGATGCTGAAAGAACTTCAGTTACGACATACTTTCCGTTATTAAAACTACCACCGCTTACTCTTTCAAGGAAAATAGCATGACCTACCTGCAGATTATGACCTGGGACTCCGTCCACAATTGTTCCATTGGACGGAGTGCGAGTAAAGTTACCGTTTTGATTGTCATCAGCATTTGCTTTAAAGAAAACATATGCTCGTGCAGCAAAGATTGGAGCTGCGCCAGATTGTCCGCCATTTAATTTATTAGCAGTAATCGAATCATTTGCGATCTTGTCTGTCGTGACGGCAGAATTTGCAATTTTTAGTTCAGTAACTGCAGATGTGCCCAATTTGATTTCTGTGATTGCGCCATTGCCAATTCTTGCTTCAGTAACTGCAAGAGCTGCAATCTTTGCAGTAGTGACAGCACCAATGCCGATCTTTGTCTCTGTGACAGCAAGATCGGCAATCTTTTCATTTGTAACCGCAGACGTTCCAATTTTGTCAACTGTGACAGAACCATTTGCAATCTTTGATTCAGTGACAGCATTAGTTGCAAGTTTCGTATCAGTGACAGCAAGATTACCAATTTTGAAGGTAGTGACTGCGGCAGTCCCAATTTTTGCTTCAGTGACAGCTCCTGTTCCGATCTTTGATTCAGTGACTGATGCTGCCCCGATCTTTGCTTCAGTGACAGAGTTAGCTGCAAGCTTACCTTCAGTGATTGTGAGATTTGCAATCTTGTCTCCAGTGACTGCAGAGTTCTCGATATTGATTGTCTTAATGCCGTCAGTCTTAATACGAATAGTTGCATTCGTGTAATCAAACGTGACAGGACTTTCGACATCCGCACTGTTTTCCTGAAGCAAAGAAAAGAGTTGAACTATGCCGTTAGTCTTCTTTCTCCAGGCATTGAAAGTATCAGTCGTCTTTACACCTGTCGTAACGAATGTCTGAAATTGCGTAAGCTCTGATGAATCTTCAATCATTTACTTTATTTATTAGTAGCTTTGAGGAGCTTCAAAATTTCCTCTTGTTGCTTAAGAATATCAGCAACCTGAGACTTCAGTTCCTTGATCTGGTCATCCTTAGCTTTAAGTAATTTCTTGCGAGCCTTGTATTGAGCAAATCCATTGCGATCAACGTTGATGATCGCCTTAGAAAATGAATCTCTTACAAGATCTGGTCTGTCTTTTACCTTGATTTTTTTCTTTGCAGCCATATTAGGATGTAGCGATGATTCGTAGATTCTTAGCTGAAGTTACATTC